GACACCTTGTTCATGATAGGAGTGCAGTGCATTGGCAGCATCTGCGGCTATGGTTCGACCATAAGCGTGAGGATGGCGGACGGGACGCGGGTGCGACGTTCGGGTCCACGCTTTTCGGCTATTTTGAACAACATGAGGATCGGTTCGGACCTTTTTTGTTCGCCGCAGACCGCATGTGCGATCCTTCTGGGGTTTTTTGCGGAGCCGGGTCATTTGCCAGACGTAATTGGATCGCAGCATGTTTCCTGGGACTCATTACCTGTGGACACTTCTTGTATGCCGTGGGCGCTCTCGGACTGTATGCAGCGACATGGCTCATGGTTACACTGGTATCGCTGCGACTATTCTGGTGGACCTGCGCGGCCTTCGTCTTCGGTGAGACCACGCGACTACTCCTGCGTTGGCTTGGAGATGACGGTTGGCACTTACACTCCAGAGGGCTCTTCTCGCATGAAGCAACGAGTGGAGCTGTGCTACGCTGGGCCGTACGACTACGAGAGTCTGGCCGAGGTTGTTGCGGGAAAGTATGCAAATCAACTCTCTGGGTGGTTCTCAGGGTGCCTACCTCGGTGCTCCGGATTCCACACGCGATTGTTGGAGACAGATGCCCTGGCATTGCAGCTTTCGAGCGATATCTCTACGACGAGCACTGGCGTCCACGCTACTGCCTTTTCACCGCAGCTGGACTTAATGATCCTCTCTTGCATGCAGAACATGAAGACCTTGGGGATCCGGAAGCCGCCGCTGCGCTGGAGTCTTCCGAACTCAGCAGAGTTGCAGCGCGTCTTGAAGCAGCACTCGACCATGGGTATGGAGTGGTACGATGGTTACGTCGCCAATGCACGCGGGCGACCCATGCACTTGGGGCATGCTGCAGACGCAATCGCAGACGGGCAAACCGCGAGGGTGTCGGCGAGCTTCTTTTGCCGCTGTATGAGGATCAACGACCCGGTGCTCCGGGAGAGGAACATGGACACAGTCGTGGATCCGAGGGCGTCGTCGCCGATGGCGAACCAGCACGCGCCGATACTGGTGAAGGAACGTCTCAGCATGGTGAGGGAGGCGCTGTGGGGGAAAGTGGTCCACCTCCCCTGGACGAGGTACCCGGATCGGGACGAGGCGAGGATGGCAGACCCGCGGTACACGTGGCGTCCGGTGGTGGTGGAGGACCGCACACCAGCGCTCCTGGTCAGGTACCTCGCATATTGAACCATAACACGCACACCGCAGTCTTTTTCGATATAAGCGGTGATGCAATTTCTTCGGACGTCGGGGCGTCCACAAGTTCGTCTCGCGATCAACACCGGTTGTTCGCGCGCCAATTCGGCAAGGCTATCACACAAGCTTGCATCCGGGCCGCCGCTGCTAGATTGCCGGCAGACCCCGAGATGCTCATTCCAGACGATCAGTGCGCAACGGATTGGCCGTTCGCACCCACGAGGTCCGTCGTCCGTGTCACGCCGCGGTACGTTTCTGAGTGGCATGACGGCGTCGACGCCGTCATCGAATACTCCATGGTTCGGGATGGATGCAATTGCATGGAGTGTGCCGTCCGGGCAAGTCACTCACGCTGCATTGCGAACATACCACTGGACGACATGGACATCGGACCCGTTGAAGATCTTGACACGTTAATGAGTTTTTTCAGTGAACACAATTGCGATCGACCGGACGCGGTCATTAAGAAGGTTACATTTCAAACGCCGCCAGATCAGACCGCCGACGCACCAAATGAGGGCGGTCAAGGCAGCCAGGTGGCCGCGCAGGTCGCCTCAACTCCGCAAGTGGTTGTCGAGGGTGGCACGCAGCCGCCTGACGCGCCAGCAGCTGGACCGACGTTCGTTTTCGACGCGGTTCCCGCGGGGTGCTACAGCGATAAGGCGGCGTGTACAGCAGCCGGCACACATTCAAAAGCCATCGAAACGTATCAATCACTACCTTTCAGTGAACGCCTCAAGGTGGATCCGGAGATCCGTGACCAGATCCTCGCGGCGATCGACGCACAGCAGAAACGCAAAGGAAGCGGTCTGGACATGGCGGAGGTAGCTAGGTTAAGATACTCTTTTGGCGAGAAGGTGCTCGGCTATTGCCTCGGCAGTCCACACCTGCTAGAGCTGTACGACAAGTTAGAAAAACAGCGGAACCCGTACACTGTCGTCTCTTTCGCGAACAGGGAGATCAAGGCAAACAAGCAGCTGAAACGAGCGTTGCGCGACGAGGCACGTGCACTGAAAGAGGCACGCCTGATGAGCGATGAAGAGGCGATCAAGTACTGCGGTGTGCAGTATCAGGGTCGAGCGCTCTTACCGGCCATAAAGTCTAAGCTGCACATCGCCGACGGCATGTCGGCAAAGAATGAGATGGCAGCCGCTTGTGGACGACATTTCAGCCGGGTGGACTCGAGCCCGTTGTCGCCAGTGCGCCGTGCCAGGATTCAGCACGTTTCGAAACAGTTTGCCGCATGGATCTGCCGCAACACCGGAGGGTGTGACATCGGCTCATTGCAAGGTCAGCTTCCAAAAAGCTGGACCGACGAGCGCATCCGGAACGCGTTGACCAAGGCTGCGGACGTGGGGTACATGGCGAAAACCACTACTGGAAAGTTTTTCGTCAAAAACAACGAGGCATTGCAGAAGATCAAACCCCGCGGCATATCGAGCGTAGACGACCACATCGTCATTGGACACGCATGTTTCCTGCTGCAAGTGGAAGAGGCCATGTCGCGCAAGAACGTTGCTGAGACTTCTGGTAAGTTCACGGACTACTTCCTGAAGCGCACCATCAAGAAGGCAACTAACGCACAGCTCTCGGCACGTTTCGCTGACCACGTGACGCGTATCGCTGAGCACACTGCGAAGCGCAGGGGCGTCGATGAGCCCGAGGAAGCCGACATGCCGCTGAGTCAGTCGATTGATTTCGGTCAGTGGGATGCACGCGTCCGCCAACATCTTCGCGAGTGCGAGGCAATCCTCTACCAAGAGCTGTTCTGGTGTTTGGAGAAGAGGACGGACAGTGAGCACACGGCACTTTTCCACCGCATGGCCGAAAGGCTGTGTCTTCAGGGGAATTTCATCGTGCTCGGCACGTCAGACTTCGGGCGCCAGAGCGGAGATCGCGGAACTTCCACGCTGAACGCTGTAATAAACCTTATTCTCGACTTCGTGTTGGAGTGGGAGTTTCTTGCCGTGTCGAAAGATCAAGCGACACGAGACAAATTCTCCAAAACACCCGGTGATGAAGGTGGGTGGACACTCGAGGACCGAATGGAGAAGAGGGAGAACGACAGCGAGTGGGACTTCATGCAAGAAGGCGATGACAATTCGAGGTTCGTCGCCTCCGACTTCCTCAGGAAGCACGTCGCTAGACCGCAAGACAGCGACGTCGCCGCACGGAAGTATTTCCACAACTGCTGCCTTGCGTTCTACACCTCGCTCGGCATGGTGTGGGAGCCGGCCACGACCGGCGGAGGCATTGCAAAAGACGGGATGGAGAGCATGCTCCCGGCACACATCCGAATGGAATTTTGCAGCAGGCACCAGGTGCTGTTGCCAAGCAGATTCGGCATAATGGGGATGAAATGTGTCTCTTTCCCAAAACTAGAGAAAGCGCTGACGAGCGCTAGCATCTCGTTCTCAAAAATGTCCCTCAGACCGGTCGCCATGTCCACTTTTGGCGCATTGGCGGCGTCCGCATGTAACCACCCGTTACTACATGCGTTCGCGCTGGCGGCACGACACTTTTACGCCAGGTACTACGAGGACGAGAACGAAGTGAAAAAGCCAGACGAATTCTTAGCCCTTTCTTGGGCAGCCGGCAACCTCAAAGCGGATGCGGATCGCGAAGGGATGTTAGTGGAAGATTACATTGTCAAACTACGCGGCGAAGCAGTTGCCATGGAGTCTGACGGGTATGTCCGCGAATATACCTCCAGAGAGTATCCGGCGCTGACTGTCGAAAAACAAATTTCCCTCGAACAGTCGTGCGTCGCGTACAGCGAATCGCAATACCATGACGTTGAAACCGCATGGCACAACCTCTGCAGTCTGTATGAGGTTTTTGCCGATGCGGTAGGCAATTAGGCTTGACCAGCCGCAGCGGCGCCGCCTAACAACCGGCGCCGGGACCCTTGTAACGGGTTTTCCGGGCACCGTTACGAAGCAAGGAAACCTTGGGTGCATTTTTATGCCGTGTATCAATCCACGATAGTCGCGCGTCTAGACTACCCACCTAACTTCTGAAGAGCCACGGGGCGCAGACCAGTGCGCGGTGTGGCGAAAGCCGGTGAGAGTGGTGTGCTTCCACTTGCGTTCGGGCGCAACTCTCACTTGGACCCACAGTCGAAGAGCTTGGAATGCTACTTCGGCGGATTGATAGAACGCGTCACGCGGCGCGCTGGTGGTTGTTTACCAGCGTGTGGGGTCCTAAAATGGCTATGTGTTTTGCGCAGGGTGCTTTCTTGAGCCGCACTCTGTCACGCCTGATTCGAGGGGGCGCCGGTTGTGCATATGCCCATTGTAGTTGAGGAGCGTGACCAAGATTCCCGAGGCGCATGGGCCCGCGTGTTTGTTTTCGTTACTGCATCTCGTGTGTGTGTGTGTTTTCTTGTTGGTTATGCCGTGCTGCCGGCAGACACCTTCTCCCTTAATAAAGCTCAAGTACGTCCAAACGGTCAAATGTTTGCGTACCTTTTCCGTCCGCCGTGTTTTCTTCGCGTGGCGTGCCCTCTCGTCTTCGAGGCACGCGCTAACCATGGTGTTGACCGTCAAACAGAGGAATGCATTGAAGAATGCCCCTCCGAAGGCACGGTCAAGTCTTCTCCGCAATTTCAACTCGCAGACGGCCAAAGTCCGTACGCAAAAGATTCCTCAAAGGCGCCCTACGCAGCCGCCGCGCCCAGTCGTGGCGAAGGTGCCTCGTCCGCTCCGCATGGAGCGGCATCCTCTTAACGCTTTCAACAACATACACCTCCCCCTGCCCGAACGCACCGCACCTTACATCGTTACTTCGTTGGTTGAGTCGCTGGAGGTCTCAACCGCCTCGTACGGGCAGGTGGTAATTGTCGCACAGCGCTCCGGTTATGACCCCGAATTCAATCTTGGGCCTGTCACTGACTACATCGCTATTGTGTATAACGCCGCAGACACCGTGGATAAGGCAGACAGCGCGCTGTTAACTCCGCTCAAGGTGGCTAGGCATAAGCTTGCGGACGGGCTGCCCCGTGGCTACAACTCCACTTACTTTTCTTTGAAGCACCGGCTGCATAATCTCTCTGCACGCATCGAATGTCTCGGTACAACCGGCGCGGGCATGCCACCTGGGGACACGTTCGTCGGACGTGTCACCATGGCAGAGACTGGCAGCACATCTAGCGCGTTCCGCAGCGCTTCTACTTACTACGACGCGTTCGTCGACAAGGCTCGGTCCGTCGGCGTTCTGCGCAGTATCACGAACGCATCGCTTCAGCGTCGACCGCTTACTATGCACGCCATCGTCGCTGAGCCAGAGCGTTACAAAGAGTGGTCCGACCTTTATATTCCACCCGCCAGCGCCGGTATTAACGCTTTGGACACTTGGCCAGGCCTGACACCTCTGATTTGGTACATTCCACCTCAGATCGGTGACAGCGTGGTCTCGTTTCGGATGAACATTGCCATGCAGTTTTGCTCTCGTCACCCTGACGTACTCGTCGCACGTGCAAACCATCGACAACAGGAACCGTCCACTCATTCCGCATGGAACGCCGCAGTGTCCTCCGTGGAGGACATCGGTGAAGCCATCGGCGCGTATGATGTTGGTCGGGTTGTCGCTGCTGTCGTCGCCTGAGTTCGTTACTTGCGCCCAAACCTAAAACCCCCTTTTTAGCGCGCACCGCCCAAATAAAACTCATGCTGGAATGACCGAAAACCTATCAAAAACCAGCGAAAACATAGTGCGGACTTAGTGGTTCTTTCTCTTACCATTGTACAGGCATGTTCATCCCGCCACTCAGCGTTTGCAGGCGAGAGGTCGGACGCAACGTCCTGCTCCCAGGGGCAGACCGTTGCTGCGCGTGTTGCTACGGC